ACAGTAAAGTACCAGCTATGTCCGGTCTCAATATGCGTTTTGGCGGTAGCGCAACGGGAAAGTAGCAAGTCCATCTGTCGGCACGATAGAACCAATAGATCCAACTAAACCCTTCGCAGGTGGAGAATACGTTGATCCTAGGTTTGGTGATCCAGTCGTTAAGAATCTTAAACAAGCTTTTGGTTTTTTAGGCAAAGTCAAAGAATTTATTTTACCAACCCCTGATTTTAAAGATCCTTTATCTTTTGTTGATTATGTGGCAGGTGCAACCCCACCTGGTAAAGCAGTCAAAGTAGGTAAAGGATTAAAAGAAGCAAGTAAGCGTTTAAAAGATATAGATTTAGGTGTGGATGACCTAGATAGCATTAATGATTGGGTTAAATCAACCAAAGAAATGAATACAAAAGAAAATTTTGCAGGTGTTGTAAAAGATAATCCTTTGATAAAAAAACACTCTATCAAATACCTTAAAGATAACAATTTAGTTGATAAAGACAATAATGTAACTTTATATCGATACTTAAATATAGCAGAATCAAACAAATTAAGACCAGACAAAGGTTTAACAAGCACAACCTTAGATCCATTTCATGCAAAAAGAATGGCTATCCAACAATCTGAAGTAACAGGTAGCGTGTTAAAACCAGGTCAGAAAGCAAGTTTTTTTGACTCTATGGACCCATTTACAGCAGCTGGTAAATATGAAACCAAAACACTTGTAAGACAACCTGTAGTATTGGAATATAAAATTCCTGTAGAAAAAGTAGATGCTTACATGCCTGCTGTTTATGATAACTTAGATTATTACAGTAGAAATAGTTGGAATAGAAGTCACGCAGAAAATACTTATTCCAACCTTATAGATGATTTAGTGGATGATGGTTATGATTATGGTAATGCTTTAGATGAAGTAGCTGATAGCTATTCTGTTACCTCTGACTTTGATAACTTTGAATATACAGCACTTGATGAATCAGAGATTGTTGCAGATTTAACCAATATCAAACCTACTAATATGTTTGTAGATAAAAAAGCTATAGATAAAATTGGTGAAACAGCTGCTAAAACAACTAAAAAGTTTGCTCTAGGCGGGCCTTCTGTTACGCCACTAAATTCTGTAGCTGAACCAATACTACCTACAGAAATGCGTAGTGCATTTGGCGGTCCCTTATATCAAATGCTTAATCCTAGCACCCAGCAAATCGTAGACAACCTTGGCTTACGTGGTCAAGGTATTGGTGGCTTAGCAGCTACAGTATTTAGCCCAGTTAGAAAAGCTCAAGCGCCAGCAACGATTATGAAACGGGTTGATAGATTAATTAAAAAATTTAGAAGGCAACGAGCTAATTATGAAAGAGAGTTAAACAATATTCCTGTTGATGGCTTACCTGCACAACGAGCTGCGGATAAATTTTTAAACAGTGCTCAAAAAACTCGAGCAGAGTTACAGATGGTTTTTGAGAGAAACAGAGGTCTTGGCTTAGGTGATTACATCAGATCTGGTATTGCTGCTAATTAATATTTATGACCAACGCTAACTTTTCACACCTGTCTGATTCTGAAATACGAGAAACCTTAAAATTACAAGAGCGCTTGCAGCTACTCCAACAACAAAAAGAATGCCAAGGTGAATTTCTAGAGTTTGTTAACTACATGTGGCCAGATTTTATCTGTGGTCGCCATCATAAAATATTTGCGCAAAAACTCCAAGAGGTAGCAGAAGGTAAATGTACTCGATTAATCATTAATATGCCGCCAAGGCATACTAAGTCAGAATTTTGTTCAACGTATTTTCCAGCCTGGATTATGGGTAAACAACCCAAACGTAAGATTATGCAAACCACCCATACCGGGGAACTTGCTGTTAGATTTGGTCGTAAGGTTAGAAACATGATGGATACCGAAGAATATAAACGTATCTTTGATAATGTAAAACTGCAAGCTGATTCAAAGTCAGCAGGACGTTGGGAAACTGACAAAGGTGGTGAATATTTTGCCGCTGGTGTTGGTGGGGCGATAACAGGTCGTGGTGCGGATTTGTTGATAATAGATGATCCACACTCCGAACAAGATGCCCTGAGTCCAACCGCTATGGATGCTTGTTGGGAATGGTATACCTCTGGACCTCGGCAGCGTTTACAACCAAAAGGTGCTATTATTTTAGTGATGACTCGTTGGAGTGCCTTAGATTTAACGGCACGTTTATTAGAGGGTCAAAAAGAATCATCAGCAGATCAGTGGGATATAGTAGAGTTTCCCGCTATTTTTGAAAAAACAGGAAACCCGTTATGGCCAGAGTTTTGGGACAAGACAGAATTAGAAAAAGTAAAAGCATCACTACCGACACAAAAGTGGAATGCGCAGTGGATGCAAACTCCTACAGCCGAAGAAGGCTCAATTATCAAGCGCGAGTGGTGGCAGCCCTGGAAAAATGAATCTTTACCACCCGTTAAATATATTATCCAAAGTTATGATACGGCTTTTTCTAAAAAACAAAATGCTGACTACTCAGCTATATCTACTTGGGGTGTCTTTCAACCTACACCTGATGAACCAGATTCAGTTATTTTGCTTGATTGTCAACGTGGTCGTTGGGACTTTCCTGAGCTTAAACGTATAGCTTACGAAGAATACAAATACTGGGATCCAGACATGACTATTATTGAATCTAAAGCATCCGGTACCCCACTTACTCATGAGTTGCGTAGATTAGGCATACCGGTAGTTAATTATTCGCCTACCAGAGGACATGATAAATCTACGCGTATGCACTCGGTTGCTCCTATCTTTGAGTCGGGTTTAGTTTGGGCACCAGAGCGTAAGTTTGCAGATGAAATGATAGAGGAGTGTGCAGCTTTCCCTTTTGGTAAAAATGATGATTTGTGTGATACTATGACTCAAGCGCTAATGCGTTTTAGAGAAGGAGGTTTAGTCTCATTAAATGATGACTACTTAGAGGACGCTAGACCTCCAGTTAAGAGGGCATATTATTAATGGCAATAGAAAAACAAAATAACGAACCTGAAGTTCAACTTGAAGGAACAGAGGATATGACGGTTGCTCTTGAGGCAATAGAGGAGAGCGGAGAACAAGATTTTGAAATTCAAGAGGATGGTAGTGCTGTTTTAATAGGTGAAGATGAACCTATGCAAACAGACTTTGCTGGTAACCTTGCTGAAATAATTGACGAAGGTGAGCTCAGTAATATTGCAAATTCACTACGCGACGGTATTGAAAAAGACAAAGCATCACGTGAGGACTGGGAAAAAACCTATACCGATGGCCTGAAATATCTTGGCATGAAGTTTGATAAAGAAAGATCGGAACCCTTCGAAGGTGCATCTGGAGTAATTCATCCACTCTTAGGTGAAGCAGTTACTAATTTCCAAGCTCAAGCCTACAAAGAGCTACTACCAGCAAATGGTCCAGTAAAAACTCAAGTCGTTGGTGCTTATGATCCAGGGTTAGAGGAACAAGCCCAACGTGTATCTGATTTTATGAATTATCAGATCGTGCATGTTATGGAAGAGTTTGATGAAGAACTTGATCAGATGTTGTTTTATTTACCATTAGCAGGTTCAGCATTTAAAAAGATTTACTATGATGAGTCACTCGGGCGTGCAGTATCTAAATTTATTGCTCCAGAAGATTTAATTGTGCCATATTTTACTACTGACCTTGAATCTTGTCCTAGAATTACCAATGTAGTCAAAATGCCAGAGAACGAAGTAGCTAAAATGCAGGCTATGGGCTTTTATCGTAAGGTTAAGATGTCGTATGG